GGGATACGCAGCTTCAGCGGGCGCGTCGTTGGGCTCTCGCCTATCGGCAGCAGCTTCGGCGGGCTGACCCGCAGGCGTGTGACATGCTCGACAATCTTGCCCGCTCGTATGGGGATTCGTGGGTGTGTGGCCGTCTCGTTACTGTCGATGATGAGGCGTTGCTGACAACAGCAGAGGCTGCGGAGTTTGCGGAAGTCACGGTGGAGACGATCCGGAAGTGGCGGACTCGTGGGGTAAGAACCCCGTCAGGGGGGCGTATGTATTTGGCTGTTAAGGGGTTGAATGAACGTGGTTGGCCGGTATTTCGGGCGGGTGATATTCGGGTGATGGCTAACGTGGCTCGTCAGAGCCGGCTTGTGCGGAAGTGATGGTGTTGACATGTGGGTTAGTATGGTGCTAACTTGTGTGTGTGGCACCCGTGTGTCTTTTGGCGGGTGTGATGCGTGGTGAGTGGTGTGGATACCCCTGACATGGGGCNGCCGAAGAAAAAGCGTGGCCGTCCCCGCAAACCACGTCCCCAAACCCAAGACAAACCGGCCAAGTGCGGTGCCCGTAAACGAGGCAGCGAAGGGGTGTGCGCCTACCCAGCGGGCTGGGGCACCGACCACGTTGGCTATGGCCGCTGCAAACTCCACGGCGGCAACACCCCCACCCACCAGAGAGCCGCACAGAAAGCCAAAATCGAGCACGCTGTAGCCACCCTCGGGTTACCCCGCGAAATCGACCCGAGAGACGCCCTGCTTGAAGAGGTGTATCGCACTGCCGGTGCGGTAGCGTGGCTCGACCAACAGGTTCGAACGCTCCTGCCCGAGGAAGTGATCTGGGGCAAGAGCGAAGAAATCGACCGGCATGCCACCGAATTCCCCGGCATGGATGCCACCTACAAAGCCCAAGTCCATCTGTGGGTGGAACTGTGGCAGCGGGAACGAGCCCACCTCGTCCGCGTTTCAAAAGAAGCGATCGCGGCAGGGATCGAGGAACGTAAAGTGCGGCTTGCTGAACAACAGGGTGCCCTGCTCGCAGGTGTGATCAAAAGCATTCTTGCTGACTTGGAACTCACCCCGGAACAGCAGGCCAAAGTACCGGTGGTGGTGCCGAAACGTTTACGTGCGGTAGCTGATTCCATGACCGCCGTCTAACTGAAAAGCGGCAGCGCAAGCCCTGCCCTTCAGGCCGGGGTAGGAATCCCCGCCCTGAAGGGCAGGGAGGACATCAAAGACGATAACCGCAATGCTCAGCGACTTTGACCCGTGGAAGATCGCGGCACGATTTTTCGAACCCACTCCCCCATCTCCATTCGCCGACGACCCAGTTAGCTGGTGTCAGGACCAGCTCGGTGAATTTTTGTGGTCTAAACAGCGGGAGATTGCCGAGAGTGTCCGGGACCATCGACGCACAGCGGTGAAATCATGCCACAACGCCGGCAAAAGCTGGATTGCGGCCCGAATCGCGGTGTGGTGGATCGCCACCCACCCCCCGGGCGAGGCGATCGTAGTGTCAACTGCGCCCACATATAAGCAGGTTCATGCGATCTTGTGGGAAGAGATCCGGGCAGCAGCCCGGAAAGCCGCCAATCGGGGCCAACCCCTACCAGGCCGAATTTTGCAATCGGATGAATGGAAGCTTGACGACGGCACCATCGTCGGGTTCGGGCGGAAACCTGCCGACACCGACGAGCATGGTTTTCAGGGGATTCACCGCCGCTACGTGTTAGCGATCCTGGACGAGGCGTGCGGTATCCCCGCCCAGCTGTGGACAGCGGTTGAGGCGATCACCACCAACAGGGATTCCCGGATTCTCGCTATCGGCAACCCTGATGATCCGTCAACCGAGTTTTTTGAGGTGTGCAAACCCGGCTCGGGGTGGAACGTGCTGCGGATCAACGGGCTGCAAACCCCGAACATGACCGCTGACGCGCTCGCCGCCTACCCGGAGCTAGAAGAACTGTTTGACCGGTACGGGCTACACCCGGTAGACGAGTGGGTGCCGGATGAGCTACGCCCACTCATGCTCGATCCCGAATGGGTTGTTGACAAGATCCGCCGCTGGGGGGTTGACTCCCCTCGATTCATGTCAAAAATTCTCGGTGAGTTCCCGGAGATCACCGAGGACGTTTTGATTCAACCGGCGTGGATACGCGCAGCCCAAGAACGGAATCTTCGGCCAGGATCTCCCTCGATTCTCGGTGTGGACGTGGCCCGATTCGGCTCCGACCGGACGATCCTATGTCTTCGCCGTGGCCCTGTTGCTCGGATCATCGGTGATTATTCGATGCAGACCACCACCGAAACCACTGGGCGGGTGATTCAAGCAAAGCGGGAACACGGTGTGGATGAGATCCGGGTAGATGGGGTCGGGGTTGGCGCGGGAGTCGTCGACCAGTTGGTTGAGCTTGGCCACGATGTGGTAGACATGCAGGCCGGGACACGAGCCACCGATCCGGAGCGTTTCGCGAACGCCCGAAGCGAATGGTATTGGGCGTTGCGGGAACGTTTCGAACAAGGAGACATCGACATCGACCCGGCAGACGATGAACTCGCTGCACAACTCGGGGCGATCAAATACCGGTACACGGCACGGGGGCAAATCCAAATCGAATCGAAAGATGAGATGCGGAAACGTGGGATGCCGTCCCCGGACCGAGCTGATGCGTTGATGTTGACTGCTGCTAGTTTGCCGCCACCGGAGCAGATTGTGACAGCAGCGGATCAACTGTACGTTGAGGGAAGTATCAGCCTGTATTAGGAGGGTGGCCGTGGGTTTGTTCAATCGACGCCGCGACACCCCGAGTGAGACTGTGGAGAATCTGCGTCAGCAGTTAGCGATCGCGGAAGCCAACCTGGAGTTGGTGCAGCAGCGGTATATCGCAGCTACCTCACTTCACGGTGAGGCGCGGATGCGGGAGTCGGTGGCGTCGCTGGAGCACATGTTCCTGTCCGACCCGGAGTGGATGCGGGTCACGGCTGCCAGCCAAGTCGAGTTCACGGAGGAAGGGCTTCGCCGTATCCGGGAAATTTGCCGGGTAGCGTCGATTGCTAACCCGCTGCTTCGCCGTGCGCTGTCGTTGCGTTCCGCATACGTGTGGGGACACAGGGTTGAGATCCAGGTTCGTGGTAACAACACCGACGATGACGTCACCAAAACGGTGATCCACAAGATTCAAGATGTGGTGAACCAGTTTTGGAATGACCCGCTGAATCAGCAAGCGGTGACCGGTGCTATTGCACGTGATCGGTTGGAACGCACCCTCGGCACGGATGGGGAACTGTTCATCGCACTGTTCACCGACTCGAAGAATGGGCATGTGCGGGCCCGGGTGATTGGTGCGGACAGTATCACCAGGATTTACACGAGCCCTGGGGACCGAAACGAGCACCGGTTCTATCAACGTGAGTGGGATGAGATCACTTACAGGGATGATGGAACCCAGAAAGTTGAGCGGAAGAAAGAACTCCATCCGTCGATCAACTATCGGCCGATCGACCAGCCGTCTTCGTATGCGGGGCTGTCTGTTCGCTGGGATGCGCCGATCATTCATGTGGCGGTCAACCAGCCGGAAGGCTGGCTGCGTGGCATCCCTGATGTTTTCTCGGCGTTGAATTGGGCGCGCGCCTATAAGGAGTTCCTCGAAAATTGGGCGACGCTGATGAAGAGCCTCGCCCGGTTTGCGTGGTTGATGACCACGAACAGTCCTGGTGCACGTGACCAAGCGGTGAAAAGGTTGACCGCTGCCCCCATGGTTGATCCGTCGACCGGTGAACCGCTGAAGGCCGGACATATTGGGATGCTCCCCCGAGGGGCGATGCTAGAGCCGGTGCGGCTGTCTGGGGCAACGATCGACGCGGATTCGGGACGTCCGCTGGCCACGATGGTAGCGAGCGCGCTGGATCTACCGGTGACCATGCTGCTCGCTGACCCGGGGCAGACCGGTGCTCGTGCGGTGGCGGAGACGCTTGACCAGCCGACTGAGCTTGTGATGCAGCATCGCCGTGAGCTGTGGGTTTCGGTGTTTACGCGCATACTGCATCATGTGATCTTCACAGCGGTGGAGGGGGGCCGGCTGCCCGGCAAGATCCAGCGGGACGGCCAAACCGGTGAACGGATTTTGCAGCTTGACGGGGCTGTCAGCTATACGATCGACATCAACATTCCGGATCTTGATGATCCGCAGCCGGATAAGCAAGTTTCGGCGGTGGTGCAGGCTGCTAACACGGGCACAATGCCCCCCGATTTGGTGCTGCGCCTGCTGCTCAACGCGTTGCAAGTGCCCGATATCGACGGGATTATGCGGCGCATGGTAGACGAGAGCGGCCGGTTCGTCTGGCCGGAGGGTCCATGGCGGGCGGCTGCCGGTCTTGGGGATGAGGCTACTCAGCTGGCGAGCGAGGGAGACGACCCAGCAACAGCAGGGGCCGGGTCGATGACCCACGACGACGAGTAGGCCAGGGGGTAGCTGTGGCCATCACCCGAAACACGCTGGACTACGTGCGCCAATTGTCAAACACCACTGGCCGTGAGGTGGATCAGGTGGTGCGTGACATGGCGCGGGCGTGGCTGCGTGCATGGGATGAGCTGCTGCCTGCGTGGCACACCGTGGTGGAGGACATCCTGGCTAATCTGCGTGACGGTGAGTGGCCGCCCGCACACATGATCAACCGGTTGTTGAGTTTGAGCGCGGCGGTCACCAGCACTAGCCGGTCGCTAGAAGGGCTGGCGGTGCAGGCGCAGACTCAGATGAGCACCGGTGCGATGTCGATTGTGGCGGCTGTGGCTGCTGCTGAGCCGATAGTGATCGCTTCTCAATATCCGGCGGCGGTGGCGGCTGCTGCTGCGATGCAAACCACCCAACAGATTCTGCCGACCGCGCTGGATGCGATTGTTGCTCGCTCAACGGGGCGGATTGTTTCTCGTACGAGTCCGCTACCCGAAGAGGTGCTGGAGGAAATCCGACGTGTTTTGATCTTCGGGGTTGCGGTGGGGCAAAACCCGCGTAAAGCGGCTCGGTTGATGTTGCGGCGGATCAAAACCGCGTTCAATGGTGGGTTGTCTCGGCTGATGGTGATTGCGCGTACAGAGATGTTGGATGCTCATCGTGAGGCATCTCGTTACGCGCATGCCGCGAACGAGGATGTGCTTGCCGGGTGGCAGTGGATTTGTGCGTTGGATCGACGCTCGTGCCCAGCGTGTTGGTCGATGCACGGCAGGGTTTTCCCGTTGTCGGAGCCGGGGCCGCTAGGGCATCCGCAGTGCCGGTGTGCACGGGTGCCGAAGGTTAAAACGTGGGCTGAGTTAGGGATTGATCTTCCCGAGTCGGATGATCGAGTGCCGGACGCGCAGCAACGTTTTTGGAGCCTACCCAAGGATGTGCAGCTCAAGATTATGGGGCCGGGACGGCTGGAGTTGCTGCGCAGCGGGACCATCCGTTGGGAAGATCTGGCGATGCGCAAGGAGAACCCAGATTGGCGGCCGTCGTACGTGCCTACCCCGCTCTACCGGTTGAAGGTAATCGCTGAGAAGAGGGCAGCGAACTAGAGCTGTGGGCTACCAAAGTGGCTGTGGTTTGCAGACGATCAAATGATGCCAACAGGGAGTGTCGTGTGAGATCTCCCCTCACCACTGTCGCTGACCTTCAGGTCGGAGACATCGGATTTTCGTCGATCAAAGGCCTAGTC